TTAAATTCTATCCAAGATGAACACGGCAACATAAAGTAGCGAAAGCCTTATAATGTTGCAAAGCGTTCCGGGCATCTCCGAGATACTAAGATGAATCATTTCATCATCAAAAAAATAGGCAACAGATTTTATGATATGAAGCAGAAACATAGAAGCTTGCTGCATAAAATCATTTTTCATAAATCACCTCAAGCCCATAGGCCACAGCAGCAGCATGCTCAATTCTGCACCCTCTGGCGTTTTCCCAACCTTTGCAGAAATAAACAGCGTGGCAGAAGCTCATACTTTCAAGTGATTTCGCAAGAAAGAAGAGCGCCTTCTGCACAACTCCTTTCTTTTTCATTTCCGATTCTTGAGTCCACTCATCAGAAAAAAACGTATTGATAACCTCATAGCCACTCTCATTGAGTGCTTTTTCCGCTCTTTCTCTCGTTGCTATAATCTCCTCTTCCGTCATTCCAGCCATAGGCTGTGACAGCATCACCTTTTTTATCATAAATTTACGCCTCCTTAAGTTTGCCGAGTGTAAGCAGGGTCAGCATTTTTATGTTTTGCTCTGCAGTACCGACGTACCTTTTGATGCCGTTTGCTTTTGCGATAGCGCAGCGGTGACGATAGCTTGCGTCTATCTTGAGGCTTACAAGTGCATCGACGATACTGCAAGAGCTGCCGCTATACTTAGGATAGAATTTATCCTTCGTTCCGGACAGATCTCCGAGCAGTTCTTTGTAACGGGGTCTAAGTACGCCGAGAAAGCCCTTATAGTCATGTCTTACCAGCTTGCAGGCTTTCCCGTCCCAATTCTGATCATACGAGTAAAAGTAATGTTTGTCTCCTTCTCCTGTGCAAAGGGCAACATGGCCGTGGCCGCCGCCTTTGGTGCCGTTCCACACGGCTATGTCACCCTTTGCCGGCACAAAATCAGGAGTATTCTCTATCCTGACAAACTTAGCCTTAAGCGCAGGATAGCTGGTGAATTTTTCAAAGTAGTTCCGCGCGGATCCTACCGAGAAGAAAGGAACATCATACACCTCTCTCAAATAAGCCTTGGTCAAATCGACACACTGCACTCCGGCAGTGCCGTCGACGTCGACCGCTTTACCAAGATGCTGCTTAATAAATGTGTCAAACGCTATTCCCACAGTGCTTTGCCTCCTCACCTTTAACGATATCAGCAATATTTTTGTTTTCGAGCATGGCTTTCATTGCGACCAGTGCAGCGTCAACGAGCTTCGAGAAAAGCGCGAACGGAACTATCGCCTGAAGCTTAGGAAATTTGTTGGTAAAAAGCTCATAGACGTATGCCAACTTCAGTTTGCCCGTCTTCTCACCATATTCCGCTTCCGCCTGAGTTACAGCCCAAAGTAGCCAATGCCTGATTCTGTCGAGACCAAACACTTTGTAGGCCGCAAGTATGAGCGCCGCTATGGCCACGATTGCCAACCCTATGTATACCTTATCCATCTTCCTGATAACCTCCTATGTTCTCTTTTTTCTTTATTCTTGCGGCTTTGAGTTTGACGATATTTTCAAAGCCGGCTTTCAACAGATATCCGCCGATACAGATTCGAAATGTTTCGTTAAATTCCGTAATCAGCGTTGACAGCGCCGTGCTGTCCGGGATCGACTCAATTTTTGCAAGGGCATATGCGGTCTGCAGGCAATACAGCAACGCAAGCAGCGCCACTATCTTTTTCGAAAATTCAACGATCCAAGCCAAAAAGCCCTGAGAGCGCTTATAAACATATCGACGCTTTAACCGTATCCGGCAGGCCCTTAAAAATTTGAGAATCATTTGTGCGCCCTCTGATTGATGTATTTGTCGAGCTTGTCCTTAGCTATCGGCACGGAGTGATTCGCTCCGAGCTGCAGCAGCCCGTCTAAGCAAGCGGACAGTGCGAATACAAGCAGGGTGTTTTCTTCTTTGAGTTGCGCTATATCGCCTTTTAGGGCGCTTTGCTTGAGATACCACTTGTAAGTTCCAAACACCAGTCCGAAGATTGCGCCGAGAGCTGTGATTACTTTGCCCGCTGTGATCACCGTATCAATCGTTATTGTCATTTTCGGTTTCCTCCAGCTCCTTAAGCTCTGCCTCAAGAGCTTCTATTTCTGCATAGACAAGTGCTCTCGCCGCTTTTGTCTCTGCATATTCTTCGTCCGTAATAAGTCCGTCGGCATACTTGAGCGCTTTTATGCCGGTCTGGTTCAGTTTTTTCTTTGCTGAAGATATTTTAACGGACAAAAGATTTATTTGCCTGCGCTTTTGCAAGTCTATCATCTTGCTACCTCCTCATAGTATATCGTCACAGTGCCGTTTTGGACTATGGCATTGTCGAGATTTCCTGCCTCTCCGTCGTCTGTTACGATTCCGCAGATTTTCTGCAGTCCCTCATTGTTTATAGGTCTCGGGAAGGTGATAAGAGCTCGCTTCCTGGAACTCGGATCGGTATCAAGGACTGCCGCTATCTCCGAGCCGTGATAAACTCCGGCATGAGTGCCTGTCAACTCAAATTTCACATCGACGATTCGAGCGTTATTAGGCAGCATTTTCGCTGCGTTCATGTTCGAGATCCATTCCACAGATTCTGTGCGGGTATAAAACAAATCTGTCTGCGCGTTATATGTGACCGACTTATATGACCAGTTTTCCAGCAGACTATATACCGCCAGTGCGCTTGGATATTGTTGATGCGTGGAGTTCTGAGTGATTTCATTCACCTTGTTTTCCCTGGATTCCACTTGACCTATTGTCATTCCGGTGTTAAACGAAGCTGCATTTTGTTGGATTGTGCCCGACTTAAATGTACCGGACGTATAGTCGAGCAAGACTACTTTTTTGCAGGCTGCGCCGTCCTCTTCGGCATCAGCAATCCAGAGCATTTCGGCGCTGTGAATCTTTGCTATATCAGCTGAATAATATTTGAAATATCCATCCAACAGATAAGCTCCATTAGGCAGTGAATAGATAACAGTTGGGTTCTGCTGCGTCGCCGCGATACGTCTTACGCACATTGCCCCAGCGATTGCCACGCCGCTCTGAGCATTGGTGCTCTCCGCGTCAAACACCTGATCGACCGTTGTGTTCGGAATAACCAGCTCCGCTACACCGCCGGCATCCTCAATTATCAGCTTCACCCCGGCTTTTGTGGGCTCGGCCTTGACCGTAGGCGTTACTGCCGCTCCTCGGCAAATTGATAGATTAATGTTTTTAGTCAATTTCAATTCTCCTCATAATAAAACGTGACCGAGCCGTACCCATCAATAACAGGGAATATTAATGAACCATCATCTCGTTCTGGATCCGTCACGAACAGTAATATTTTTTGCCCGTATTTGGGGACCACTTCAATCTTCGCTTCGTTAATCAAGACATAGGCCTTCTCGCCGGCAGCATCAGTTCTTGCTACTGCGGCCACTTCTGTGCCGTAATAGATTCCCCTCACGCTTTCCTCTGCGCATTCATCGTTCAAGTCGAACGCCACATCCTTAATCCTTACATTCTCGGGAAGGTAATCTTCTTCATACATGATAAAAAGCGTCATTCCGTCGTTAAGACCGTAATCATATAGGATTTGACCGGCGCTCAGTGTTACTGACTTGAGCGCTTTTTTCTTATTAAGCTTGATACTCTTGGTAAATTCATACACCGCCTTTGCACTTGGATAGGCGAAAACGTCTATAGCAGTTACATCTTCAACCTTGTCACGAATGCTTTCATAAGAGTTGTCGAGCCTTGTGCGGTAGGAACGTTTTTCATAGAGCGGCGATCCATGCCGGAGCACTAACTCCCCTTTGGCGGCGTCAAAAAGCACGGCATTGGAGCCAAAGCCCAACTCTTTGTAAATCAAGGCCATTGCGCCAAAATACTGAGTTGCCTCCACGCCGTAGTCGTCTCTCATTTGCGCGATCTTAAACCATCCGTCAAGCAGATAAGCTCCGCTCGGCATCTCATAAAAGCAGCCGGGATTTGTGCGCGGAGCGGTAATCCTTTTTGCCGCAATAGCGGCGGACAAAGCAGAGCCGCTCTGGGCGTTCTCGCTGGCCGGGTCATATGTGCTGTCAACTTTCATGATCGGGACTGTAGCCGACGCTTCACCGTTCATGTTTTTTACCGTTATCGTAACGGCGTCTTCATCCTGCGTCGCAGTCACCTTCGGCAGCAGCGCCGCTCCTTTGCACACAGTCAACTTGACCTTGCAATTCATCCGTCGCACTCCCCTACTATCAAACTGCTGTCTCTGCTGCGGCAAAGGCACCATTTGCGCCCCGCTGCGTCGACAAGATCCACACCAAAGCGGTATATTCCAGGGCATATGTCAGGCAGGCTCGAAAGAAAGTGCAGCTCATTGTTGGCGTCATATGCACCCTCGATTTTGACTTGCTTTCTGCCTTTAGCGGTACGGACATTCATATGCATGATGACTTTTTCGCCCGGCTCAAGATACAGCGGATCTCCGCTCTCATCAACTATATCTATTCGGATATCAAGGTAATCTCCCTGCGCTATTCTGAGTATCATTAAATTCACTCCTCTTTCAAATTATAACAAAGAGGGGTGAGCTCTTGTCACCCCCCCTGCGTTGCTTATGATTTGGTTTTGGACTTCGATTTTTCCTTTTCTTCTTTCTCCTCATCCCAATCTGCAACTCGCATTTCATTTGCGTCCGGCTTATCATTCTTGCCTGGCCAATCTTTCAGATGTTCCAAGGCTGTAGCTCTGTCGATTTTTCCGTCGAGATACTCTTTTTTTATGATTTTTCGCACATTACTGTTGATTGTCGACGTATCTTTACCTTTACGGCGCAGATTACCGTATATCTTTTGATAATGGGAGATGTCGCCGCTAACCTTTGCTTTATAGATTTGCTTATACACGGAATCTTCCTTTTTAAGCTCCTCCTTTATTGCTTCTTTTATTCCTGTGGCTGTGGTCGGTTGCTTTTCAATCTCGCCCGTCAAGCATTTTTTGATTTTATCGCAGGTGTCAAGCAGCGCTCGAAAATCTCGGCCAATATTATATGCCGGCACTCCCGTGAATTGCCCCACCGCCTTTAAGACTTTGAGAATATTATCAGGCGTTGAACGATCTTCACTTATCACTGCTCTAGTGGCATCTGCAAGGCTGGAAAATGCGGCCATGTCAAGACGAGAAACGTCATAACCTTGGACTATGCTTATCACATCTTTTATGTATGGCAGTATCCCAAAGCCGTCGGTAATCCCTTCGCTTACTGCATTTCCAAGGTACTTTTCCCAAAAACTCTTGTCATCGTCGTCATCACGTATCGCGTAGACCACAGACTTAACGGCCGAGTTAACCACGAGGCTCGTTATGTAGCAGGCAAAGGCTCTGGCGCATTTCTTCTTCGCGTCTTCTGATTTCTTGGCATTTGTCACTGCTTCATACATCATGTTGAGTGTCGTGACCGGCTCGGACATAAACTGCATAGTCATTAATGCAAAACCCGTCTTTTTTCGAAGCAAATCGCACTTAGTAAAAACGCTGTCATATACCTGGGTTTTACTTATAACATCCTGAAATAACTCCGCAGCTCTTGCCTTCAGTTCACCGCCGCTAAGCCCCTTGTTTTGAGCTGCCGTCTGCTTCTTGCAGGCGTTCCAGATCGCACCCCACGTTATTTCATCAGCCTTACCAGCGGCCCATCCGGTCACCCGATCCACCATCGGCATTGCCTTTTCGGTTGCTATTTCGAACTTTTCTTTTGCACTTCTCTCGGCTTTAATACTCTTATCTGACGAATACTCATTGATGTAGTCAATTGCATTTCTGCCCATGTTGACATCAAAATATCCAATCTCTTTGATAAGCGCACAGCCGTTCCACTTTTTCATTTCTGCTATATCAGCCTTGCTGGCGACCGTAGCGAAATATTTCGGCTCGATATAAAGCATCGCTCGAAAAACTGCAATAGGCTGCTGCACTACAACGGATAGGTTGCCCATGACCGCAGCCTTTTTAGCTTTGGTCATCATCTCTGCCGGAAAGGTAAAATCACTAGAGATTTGCCCGCTGTCCACATCCTGCAGAAACTGTTCAATCTGATGAACGGCATTTATGCCTTTTTTTCTCGTAAGATCATTCTTGATCGACCATTCGCTGCCGGGTACCATTCCTGTGTCGTTGAGCTCATCCACCGTTTTTTCTCGGTAATTATATACTCGCTTTATATCCGCAAGCGGAAGCACATATGCGCAATAAAGAGAACTGTCATATATATGATGACTTACTTTGTTTGTAAACCCTGATATAACCACAGGATTATTAGCGTGTTTCACCGTCCTCTTACTGCTGCTTTGGTTTTTGATTGTCGGTTCAACCTTTTTTTGCCCAATTGGTGTATCTATGTAGTTTTCATCGGTCGTAATAGGGAAATAATATTTTTCAAGGTATCGCTTAATGCCATATAGCTTTAACGACACCTCATTGCGGCGGGCACCGATATCGTTCGTGATATACGCTACCATGTCGTCGGCATAATTGCGCTGATCTAAAGTTAAAGCTTCACTGATAGTTTTAAGTCCGGTTTCGGAATCCAGGCGATAATGTCCTCTTGCAATTTGACCACCTAATGCCTTTCTAATCAAATTGCTGATACGCTTTGAGTTGCTTGATTCGCCGACACTTTTGACTTTTTCTTTCTGGACGATATAAAATCCGCCGTTAAATATATGGTCTCTGCCTTGTTCCCTCTTGGCAGTAGCGTAAAGTGACATCGCCTGCTCTATGGTCATTGTCAGCTTTGACCGAAAACTCTCTCCGCTTTCTTCAACTTTTATCGCATCAATAGTAACCGTTCTTTTTTTCCATTGCTCATCATAGTGATTCTTTTGCTTTATTTTCTGCACCTTTTCTCTTGCCTCAGCCACTATACTTGCCTGTATATTTTCACCGTTGCGCAGATTTCTATAAAGGAGTGAAAAAGGTCCGTCTTTACCACTTATTGACTCAAAAAGATATTGCGGCATCATAAGCTCATACCTATACTTATCGGGTAACTGCGCGACTTTATCGAGCCTGCCGTGATCCTCCGGGAGCTCTTGAATAGACGAATTCTTCTCATTTTTAAGACTGTTATGCGCCTGCTGTGCCACAGATGAAACTGTTGCTTTTATGTTATCTGCGAACATCTGATTACCGGATTTAACGAGATGTTGCACATGCTCTCCGATATTCTTAACAATTTCCAAATCCATATCGGTAAGATCTCTGTATCTCGCATTTGCTCCGTCTTCACTCAAATTGCGCTCGCGGAATCCGTTAAGTTGCGCTAATATTTCACTGCTTAGCATTCCCTCATATTTTGATTTATCCTTTGCATTAGAATCTCCGAGAAGTTCGGAATATCTTGTGATAACTTCCAAAATTCCAGTTCTGCTGAACTGGTTTTGGCGTGATGCGGGCAACATCTTGAGATATGCATTCACGAGCGGCTTCAGCTCCTCGGGCACATGAGCACTGTCGCTCTCATTAACGATTCGGCGATTCAGATACTTATATGTGCGCTCGATGTCGTTCATCGTCACCCTGCGCCGCTCGCTTCTCTCCTTTGCTTCGCGGAATTCCGCAACACGATTCGCATATTCGCGGCGGTAATCTTCACGGTTTTTGACATTCTTTCGGTTAAATTCGCGACGCAGCTCCGAACGAAGCTCCTGCGTGCCCTGCATATTTTTATAAACAAGGCCACGGTATTTATCCTTGTCACTCTTGAGCGTACCGACATTGAAATACTCACTGAAAAGCTGCGAGCCGAGCAGCGCAGCCTCTTCGTCCATGCTCACTGTCGTCTGCTCATAAGGGTTAACGCTGCGTTTTTTCACGGCATCAAAGAACGCTGCCAGCTGCATCGGCATATCTTTGTCTGATATATCCGTCGGGAAATACTCGGGCGCAAGCTCGTGCAGCTGCCCCCATGCTTCATCGAGCGCTATGGCGCCGTCGTTCTTAGTGGTAAGCCTCGTTTTGCCAAAGAGAAGATTCCGATAAGAGCGATAATCGCCGTATGTGCCCTCTATCTCCGCCTTAAGCTCCGGGGATATATATATCGGTGTCCGCCTGAGCCAGTCTCTTGTATCGGAATACTGCTCCCACAGCTCACTGTCAACGCTTGTGCTTTGGTCAAGGATCCTGTGGGCTATTCCGACAAACTGCTCGAGCGTCCAATCTTCATTAAAATTGTTTGTCTTTTTGGCACTCGACATATAGTCATAGACAGCGTTAAGCTCCTTTGAGAGCTGTGTGCTCGAATACTTGCTGCTGGTCTGTTTGAGTATTTTGCGGCTCACTCGGTCAATGTCCTTGTTGTCAAGGTGGATATCCTCGCGCACTCCGCTGTAAAGATCGCCGAGAGAGGCATAGATCTGCCTGAATATCCTGTTCTCAGCGATAACCTCCCCGTAATATGACAAGGTCGGGTCATTGTCCTTCTTGCTGAACAGCACACTGTCGTCTTCATTGAGCTTTTCGAGGCGGCTCTGCTCATCTCCGGCGACATATTCCGAGATAGCCACTCCCGCTTTTTCAAGTGCAGTTCTCAGCTCGTCGCTTATATTGTCAGGCACAATTGCCTTGACAACCTCACCAAATTCTACGGCCCGTTGCGGCTTCGCCTCAAAGTACCTTGCCGGCATCTCGGAAATATCATTGACAAGAGATATTATTTCATCAACCGTAGCAGCGGTAGCCTTCGGCGCATATTGCTTCAGATATGCAAGCATATCTTCCCTGGTATCGCAATTGCGCACGGCATCCACGATGTTGGCATATGCATTATCAAGGGCAATCATCGGATTGTCCGCCCCATTGTCAACAATTTTCCGTGCAATTTCATCCAGGCGTGCACCGAACCCCTGCTTTATTGCAGCGTTTTCCTCGTCCGATATGTTGATCAGTCGGTCTGCATCGGCCTTGACTTCGTCAATATTGTTGAATTCCTTGGTCGATACTCCCCATATGCCGACTCCGGAGAACAACGACGTGCCGCCCTTTTGCACATCTTCATTCATTGCTTTGACGATGTTCTCAAGACTGTTTTCCCAGTGCAAGGCTTCAAAGCTGCGGCGATTACCGTTTTTATCAAACATATCTTTCTGATTGCGTATGCCGGTCTTTTCTTCAATGCCGTCAAACAGCCGGTGAAGCCACGCCATATAATCGCTCTCATTTGTCGCCTCTCGGATAGCTTTCTCGGTCGCAGCATAGTCAAGCTCTTCACTTACTTTAACGGGACCGTTAATCAAGTAATCCGCCGCTTTTCTGACCTTCGCAGCCATAGCAAACGGTTTCATATCCTGCGGGAAGATTCGGGAAAGTGCTTCGTTGTTGGCTTTGAGAAATTCTTTTTTGTGAGTTGCCGGGCTTTCGCCGGGCGGAGTAATTATAGCCTTGACGGTTTCGTCTCCAAGCGCTTCGATGATTCTGTCGTACTCAGCACGCTGCTCCTGTGATATTTCGGTTTTTGTCTCGGTATACACCGGCTCCGTTTTCTTCCCGGTCGTATCGAGCCGGAATAAATTCATCATCTGCGCATCATCGACCAGTCTGCTCATTATTCCGGCTTCTCCTCCCTCGTCCTTGAGCTTGGCCGCTGCATCATTGGCGTAGGCGTACAGTGGTCTTGTGACCTCGTTACCATGCTTTCGGTATAACTCATAGTATTTGTCACGGACACGGTCAGCAACCTCTTCGTTCGGCTTATACTCAATCGACGGGTATGTGGGGGTCCACGCATCACCGCTGTAGATCTTATTCGCCGAAGACCTCTGAGGATCTATCGTGCTCTTGTCAAAGACCAGGGATATTTCTCCATATTGGGAATGCCCCTCCTTTGCTTTCAGCACAGCAATTGACGGCATGGGCAAGCCTCCGAGGCTCAGGGTTTTGAGCAGTTTTTCCTCCGACAGATTATGCACGGCGATAAGCTCCCCTTTTTCCTCAACGCTGTCTTTGAGGGAAAAATTGTTGTTGACATTACTATTCGACTGTGCTATACTATCTTTTGCAAGGCTGATGATTCTTGTCCCCTCGGAATATTGGATTCCGACTTTGGACATCATATTATTGGCCTTGCTTTTATCTGTCGCAATAAGTGTTCCGTTCTCCGCAGCACGTGTCAATTTGTTTACCAAGTCAGCAAGTGGATAAACACTTTTCACTATATTGACTGTCTCTCCGTCCATATTTCCATCTTTGTCTATGCCGGCAACATAAAAAGTCGGCTTTCCCTTTTCATCGAGAGCGGGCTTATTGGTTATAACCGTTACTCCGTTGCCTCCTCGTTGTATAAACATTACAGCGTCGCTGATTAATGACGGCAGCTGCCTCATCACCTTTGTCGGAACCTCATGCGCAGATATGCTGCTCCCCTCTTTTTTTCTTCTTGTTGACTTTCTATAGTCAGACTGATTCATCACAAAATAATTTGTACTATCGATTCCGGATCTGCTGTCGACACTCAGCTTCCCCAAACACAACGCATCATGTCTTTTCAGTTTATTTTCTACGATACTGTCAATCTGCTTTGTGTATTCAATATTCTGAGTGTACTTAATACTGTAATCTTCGCTGTTCTCCGCCGCCTCGGCGGTTTTTTTATTTTCAGCCTGCTGCTTTGTCTCATAATTCTCACCGGCCTTTTTGGCGCCCTCGATGAGCATTTCCCTGATCTTACCGAGCTTCTCAACGTCGCCGCTGAGTGCGGATATCTCTTCGTGCTTACCGTTGGAAGCCAGCACCTTCAGCGTGTTCCTCATATTGCTGACGATTTCTCCGAGCCTGCTTATGATTTTACCCGCGAGGCTGTTATATTTGTTCGTAAATTTGCGAATAAATTTTTCGTCCATAAAAACGTCAAACATGCTGTCGCCGACAAGCTCGCTCACCCGCTTGTCCTGTGCGTAGCTCTTGCCGTATCTCTCAAGAGCCTTGTCTACATCTACGCCCTTTTCTTTAAGTGCGGACACGACATAGTCAGACAGCTGCTGCGCCTGGTCGCTCGCGTAATTCTCGACATGGTGATACAGCTCATGGCCTGCCGTCCTCAGCAGCAGATTGCCGTCGGCGTTTCTTGCAATGACTATGCGGTTTTTATCCCGCATATAAAGACCGTTTGCCGCCTCGCCCTTGGAATTGGTATAGCTGTCAACAATGATTATCTCCGTATTAAACGCCTTGCAAATGCCGTCGAGCACTTTTTTCTCAGCCTTAAACTGATAATTTCCGTTCTTGTCAACGAGGCTCAGATCCGTGACGCCCTGATGAAATTCGCGGTTGACTGCACCCGCTCTCACTATTTGCTCCTGCGCCTCAGGCGTGAAGAAATTGCCCCACACATTGTCGAGCTTGCGTGCCTGCTCCACGTCGGCACCGGCTCTACCCATATTACGGAACCATTCAAATGCCTGCTTATAAGATTTGACGTCCACATCGTCACCGTAGTTGTTGACAAAGAGCCGGGCTTCATCCGTGCTGTATTCCTTGGCGGCGTCATACAGTTTTGCTGCGCGTTTGTCCGTCACATTGGCGTCGGCTAAAGACACCGATTCGCCCGAGGTCGTCTTGACTGTTATCTCGCCGGTGTCACGGTTGACCTTTTCAATTTTATCGACCGTCTTTTTTTCGCCCTTGATCTCGATTTCGGGGTTAGTCATTTCGACCTTGGTGCGCTCGTCAAGACGCTTCTGCGCAAAGTCGTCTGCAGCTGCTTTCATCTGCTTAGCTGTTTCGCGGGTATCAAGCTGATCCTTTGCACTCAAAAAATCTTTATCGAGCGCCCGAAGATCTCTCTTACTCTGCGCGTTTTTCCTCGCTGCGGCATATAACTCTCTCAGTCCGTCGATATTTTCGGCATCCTTAAATCTGCCGTCGATTTGAGCGGCAGCCTGCATATAAACGTCAGCGTTTTCGAGCGCACTCTTACCTACGGCGTAATCACCAAACTTGCCTCCGTGCTTGGCAGCACGTTCTTCTGCCTTGACCGCAGCTTTATAGGCTGCGCTGTCACTCGGAGCCGCCTTGCCCTCTGCTATGGTGCTCTTGGCATTACCGCTGTCTTTAATAGCACGTCCTACATACCGGGTCTCATTCGCCATCCTCGCCTGACTGTAAGCCGTACCGCCTGCGCCGAAGGCTGCGCCCATGAGTGCACCGCCGGCACCCGCTTCAACAGCCTGCAGGCCGAGCCGCTTAAATACTTCCTTCTTGGCGTCCTCTTCGCTCATGCCGTTTGCGGTAAGCTCCCTCATCATTATTTCGACATTTGAGAGATTCCCGTTTGCCACATAGTCATAGACTATGTTTGCGACCTCCGTGTTAAACTCCTCTGAGGCATTTACAAAGGTGGTTTTTGCTATATTTTTAGCCGTCTCGCGTGCTGTTTTGGCACTTGTTTCTTTAAAGGTTTTCAGGTTTCCGAGCGAAACTTTTTCAAAAAGCGTTTCGAACGTGCCTGCGGCCACAGCACCCGCTATTGCCTTGTCGCTGCTTAAGCCCCTGTCGGTAAGATCTATGGCGGCGTCCGTCGCCGCACCTGCGCCGAGGGCAATTGCGCTTCCCCATCCACCACCTAACGTGCTGGATAGCAGCGAATCTGCACCGCTCATACCGGTGTCATAAATAAAATCAAAGGCATCGAAGTCGCCGACCATCCAGTTTGTGTTCTGTTTAACCTCGTCTCTTATGTTTCCCGAGTAATTCCTGAAAGAGTTGTACTTGTTGTTATTGTCAAGCCCTATATCGCCCATGCCGAGTGCCTTGGCCTTCTGTGCGTCAAGATAACTGTCTGCCATACCGATAACACCGAGCGGTCCACCGAGAACAGAAGCCGGCACACTTACTGCGGAAGCCACTTTTCCATGCTCATCGGCAAATTGCCTTGCACTTTTAGCATTGCGTTCCTCTGCCTCCGCAGATTTCATACGTTTATGTATCAGCGACATAGCTTCAATTTCATCGTCGCTCATACCATACTTCTGTTTCAGCGTGTCACGGGCAGTCTGGGCATTAATCTGTGCAGATGAGAGATGCACAGCGTTTGCTCCCCCATTCTGATTTGTAAGAGCTGCAACGAGATTTGACCACATCTGCTGTTCCTTAACTTCTTCGCCGCCGGCAATATAATCCAGCTGCTTCAAAGCGTCGGGTGACATTTCATAATACTTGTTTTCGTTTTCGATCAAGCGGCCGATGCTCCGTATTTCCGCTTCCTCCTGCTTGATTGCCTTGACGCTCTGCCTTCTCCGTTTCTTTTCTTCCTCGGCTTCGTTCTTTGTTATCTTAACCCCCTGTATGTTGTCATTGTTCGAAGCGCCGGAGGCTGAAACCTTAATTCCATGTATGCTGTCTGAATTACCGTTTGAATTCTTCTTTGCAGGCGCAGGCGTCCCGTCACCATGCTCTCTGACCTCCTTCTGCCACTCCATTCGTTCACGGCTGCTCACCTTTTGGGCGGCATTATAGCGTCTGCGGGCTTCTGAGCTGACTATACTGCGGCGCTGTTCTGTTTCAGCTTTTTTGGGCGCATTCGTCACGCTGTTATTTACAGTTATACCGTATGTGGTTTTTACGGCAGAGTATCCTTCATCCTGGCGTTCGGTTTCTATTTCCGCTAACGCTTGCTTTATCCGAGCTTTATTAGAATTCGAGGTTGCAGAATCTTCTTGTGAAAAGCGGCTTTGTTCGTTGGCTCTCTGCTCCGAATCAATTTCCGCTAACGCTTGCTGAATTCTGCGTCTTCCCTGTTCATTCATTCAATGATCCCTCCTCAAAAATCGGATGTCTGATAGTTATATCGCTTAAGCAGCTCTTTAAGCTGCTTGTCACTTAGCTCCCCGGCTTGCGCTTCTAAAAGGTCTCTACGAGCCTCGCCGTGCCTTTGGTCGAGCTGCCCTATGAGCTCATTGTATCCTCTCTGAGATAGCCCGTCATTTTTGTTGCTTGTACCTGTACTGTTCTTACCCTCCAGCGCCGCATACTTATACTTGAGATCACTGTCATACTGTCTCTGATCCTGAGCAAGGGCAGCGTATTTGTATGCATCACTTGCATTAAACTGCCGCTGATCCTGGGCAAGTGCGGCATATTTATATCCGAGATCGCTGTCGTACTGCTTCTGATCCTGCGCGAGGGCATCATATTTATATTTCATGCCGCTGTCATACTGCCGCTGATCCTGGGCTAAAGCAGCATATCTGTAGGCGTCGTCGGCGTCAAACTGTTTCTGCGACTGCTTGAGCTTTGCGGCTCCGAGAGCTGCATCGACACCTATACCCGCAAGGCTCACCCCCGCGCTCATGCCGGCGGTGGTGAGGTCGACGGCAGCGCCTACGCCCATGTTGACATAGTTATAAAGCATCTGCTGATTAAACTGCCGTCTGTTCTCGTCAAGCTGCTGCTGGAACTGCAGATTGGCGGTCGCCTGCTGTTTCTGAGCGGCATAATAGCTGCGATCCTGTTGCCAGGTCTGCAGCTCGGTGAGATACTTGTTAAATTCATCCTCACTCATTGCCTGCACTTTGTTAAAGATATAACTGCGGTCTTGGTTGTACTGCTGCAGCTCACTTTCAAATTTTGAGAAATCAAGGCTCTCCTGGTTCTGCAGCGCCGCCAGATTCGAGCGCAGTTCACTGCCGTTTGCCTGCCAGCGGTTAAGGGCGCTGTCGGCAAGCTGAGGGATGATATCCGTCATTTCAGAGATATTCTGCTGATACATCTGCTGCCCTGCAGCCTGCGAATAACTGCTGCCGTAGCCGCCGGTCAGATTTGCCGCCTCGCCCATGGCGCTCTTCATGCCGAGCATGGCGTTGCGCTGATACTGATCCTTGAGACTGTGCCACATCGGGTCGGTGTTAAAATCATATTTGAATTCGCCCCTCTGCTCAAGCTGAGAGAGGACGGCATCTATGCGGTCACCGTATTTGCTGGTGTATTCAGGCTTGGTTTTTTCCTGCTGCTCAAGCTCCTCATACATCTTAAGCAGTCTGTCGCTCTCCTGATATTTGCCGGGCTTTTCGGCATCAAGGGCTTTGAGACGGGCATCGTTCTCGGCAATGTCGTCGTTATACTGCTTTTTATTATAGTAGCTGTTTATAGCGGCGCCTATATTGGTGTTTCCGAGCAAGGGCGCAGCCTTTTTAATTGCTCCGGCAGCGGAATCCACCGCCGAGGCGATCCCGCCGCTTGCATTAGCTATGCTGTCCTTTATCTTAGGTATATATGAGCCGACGGGTTCGTCATTGCTCTTCCTTTTCTTTTCGGTAAGCCCTTTGTAGTTTTTCACAGTACCACTCCTTAACTTTCGCCTCTGTCTTCGAGGATTCGTGTTATCACTTCTATCAGTGCTAATATCGTTGCTCTCATTGCTGGTGCAACAAGCGCAAGCATAACCCCAAGACTTGCCAGCGCTATTTTTAACGCCGCTGTCGTCCAGTATATGAATTCATCTTCCTGCGCCTTAAAGATAGTCGGTGTGCGCCACCGACAAAGCGTTGATTATAGCCTTAAATATCGGATCGTATAGCCATGATCGCGAGTATGGGTGTGTATGATCTGCGTAACACAATCCGGCATTGCCCGGGCTTCCGGCTGCTTTATTGATTTTATTGACTGATAGTTTTTCATTGCTAAGCGGATTGTAGGTTATTTCCTCTTTCTCATCCAACTCCGTGAAGCCCAAGTTTTCTTGCATTGGGTGCCCTTCAACAAGCCCCATCGCAAGGAAGTCAGAAACAAGCTTTGGCGTTGAGGACAAGTAGCCGGTTTCGTCCGTCACTATGGCCTGTTTGATCGCCACTACACCGTCGTCATCCAGCATCTTTCCGTCGCTCTGCAAATCGCCATGCGTATGATTGCCGAGCGCCGCCTTATTTTCGCCGCTGCCGAAGCCGTCAACGGCCGTTTCGCCGAGCTTTAACGAATTACCGACAAACTGCTCACCCGAAATGTCACCGTCGCATTCGATAGGCCATGCGCTGCCGAGCACATTATCTTTCGTTGCATAGCCGCCGAATTTGGCGCCGTTCCCGCCGTGGCGCAGATGAAAAGTGGTCGTAATCGTCCTGAGCGAGCGGGTTACAGTATAAGCTCCTGCCGCGTCCTGCAGCTCAACGCTTATAAGATACGTCTGATACAGCCGCAAGCCGCCTCCGAGTTCCTCTGCAGTTTTGCTGATATCAATATCGACGTTCTCCGCGCCGCTTTCGGGCAGTGTCTGCGAGGTCAGCTCTATGACTGCATCTGTGCTCCCCGGGCGTGACAGCCTTACTATAACCGTACCCTTTAGCTTGTTTCCGAAATCCTTGACCGCTCCAGGCAGAAGCCTTGCTTTGAACCTCAGACCATATAATGCGTTCTTGTCGGCATTGCGTCCTATCTCTGCTCCCGTGGCATCCGTCCTATAGCAGAGCACCGCACTTTCGCCTTGCGCTGCCGCGAGCCTCGGCGGCTCGTATTCGGCGACCGTCACCCTCTGCGTTTTTGTCACAGTGTATCCGAGGCTTGTAGTCACCGTAGCTATGAGATCTATCGTGCCTGACACGGCGAGGATATCGCTCTCCTTACTGTATTCCGTCTGCCCTGCCACTCCCGCTACCGTGCCGCCTATGAGACCGCCCGAAAACTTGACATTTTTGATGCTCTGGCCGTGTTTAAGCTCCGTTATGTTGACCTTCGGCGTCAGTTTGGAGTAACCCTTGACCGGCACTGTGCCGAACTCCGCCGAATTTGCCACAATCATAAAAGTAAATTTCGGCATGAGATCGGCATAAAGATTGATATATGTGATGTATTCGACTGCTTTGGCGGACCCTTTCCATCCGACCGCCTTGATATAACAGAGACGTCCCTTATCATACGGCCATGCAAAGCGGGCATAGCTGTCGTTCGGAGTGAATTTCACTCCGCTCTTTATGTTGTCCGCCGACAGCTCGCTCCTGATCTGTATTTCGTCGGCGTTACCGTTGTTGTCCGTTACGCCGTGTGCGCCGAAGAGCAGCTCATATTTGAGTGAGCGGAAAAGCGAGCCTCTGTCAACGCTGCCCGACACCGTGATCTCGCTGCCGATGCCGTAATTGACTCTGTCTGTTGCTATGTATCCCATGTCGTTATCAGTCTCCTTCCCAGTTAAATGCTATGCCGTCCGTGACTTCGATGCGATATCCGCCGAAATAGATATAGTCGACTATCTTCGCCTGCCTGATATACAGCTCCTTACCGCTGATATAAGCTATCTCGTAGCCGTTCTCGACAAAGCTGATTCTGTCCTTGACCAGCCGTAGCTTCAAGCCGCTGTCACCCTCGACCTCACCGATCTCAACACCGTATATGGCCTTGCCGCTTTCGTCCGTGTCGAGCTCACCAGTCTTGATATATCCTTGAGATGTGACCACATAGCCGCTTATATCCTCAACCTTCTGAAACAGGGTTATCTCACCAAGCACATTCTCGACGCGCTCTTTCATATATTCAGCTGAGTATGTGCCGAACTGATTGCTTATCGCCTGTATCGAGCCCGTCAGGCTCTCTCGGGTCTCGGCCAGATCGGTGTTAAGCTCCTCGGCCGTGAGGATTATCTTCTGCTTGAGCGCATCTATGCGCTTTTTCAAATCAGTCTGCGCCTTCTCCTTTGCCGCCGCCCCTACTTGCAGCTCGCTCCTGGTCTCAACGGTGAAATTGTCAACCTCAAGGTTGGAGAGTATAAAACGCAGCTGATCGTCAAGGTCATAGAGATATTTTTCTATCTTCTTCAGCCGCGTGGATTCATCGGCACCGGCAAAATTCGGCACATTGCAGTTAATTACCATTTCGATAGCTCCCCTTTTCGTAATACTTGGATATGGAGTATATCTTCGCTGCACCTTCGCCGGATATCCTTATCTTCATGTGATCGACCTTTGGCGTGGTTATCGGTATCGTATAAGCTCCTTTCGGCTGATTTTCAATTGCGGCGACCTGCACCCACTGTCCGTCACTGTTGTACTGCAATGATATATAGACCTTTGTTTCGGCTTCGATTTTCAGCCTTATCTGTATCTCGCTGTACCATTTGCCGTCAGGCTCGGCGATACCGATATCTCCGCTCTCGCCGTACCATTCAAACGCTTCTTCCTTTTTCTTGATTGGGATAGCGCCGTCATACTGCTCGCAGTCCATTACGCACAGCTTATTCTCGGCGTCGATATAATACAGATTACCCTTGTCTTCGGCAAAAAATTGTACTTCAAGGTTGTCCTCCCGGAACCACATATTCAGCGCCTCGTCGTATACGAACAAATGAGACCTGCCTTGCACGTCCTTCATGCTGATATAGTATCTATCTCCGCAGGCGCCGCCTACGCCGTCTTTATATCTCACCTTGCCGAATGGCGCATATATGCCGCTCGGAGTGCCGCCGGCATACTGGCACACGCCGCTCTTGCTGAGATAATAGAGCGTCTCGTTGGCTATGCAGGCACTCTTGCTGCTGTTTCTCAGGATTCCTCTGCAGGTGACGTTGGTGATCTGATAATTGCTCGGCTTACTACCATAAATTTTGTGGATTACATTTTCCTTAAAAAACAGCACGTAGCCGTTATGCACGGCAGCGCCGGTAAATCGGCCGTCAGAGCCTACCGACAGGGTATAGCTGTCCTGCGTTGTCCCGATAAATTGATGCCAGTTTTTAGGGTCTCCCTGGGCACAGGCATATATCTCATTGATCTCTCCGTCCCATATGCAGCCCCACAGCCTATTCTCACTCTCAACGACATAGTCAAGCTCCGGCACGGTACGCTCGAATGTTATACCCGCTGAGCCGTCGGGGATAGTCAAGCTCCCCGATTTTTTTATAAGCTCCGTGATTATGATATAATCCTGACCTATGCCCCATATTGGGTAATACCCGTCTATATGGCTCACCGAGGCAGCATACTCTTCCTCTGTTCGTTCCGAGGCCGTCGCAAGCCCTCCGATCTGCACCACGTCATAAAGGCTGAGTCCGTTGTTAATGCCTGCCGCCTTGACTTTTATGTAGGTCGTTGCAACGCTCGACCACTCCTGCGTATAGCTGCTGTATACCTTGAGCACATCTTCGTCGCCGCTGCTGTCTATCCAAAAGTCCCCGTTCTCCGGGCCTTCAGGCTCCGATGCCGATTCCGTCGGGGTAATGGTATCGCCCGCAAGGTTGCAGAGCGTAAAATCCACGTGCTGTGTTTCAAACTTTCTCTCAAGCCACTCGAAATCTCCCGTGGCGGTGTTATAGCTCGCCTTGTCGGGAAAGATAATGATCTTTGCACCCATCGAAACAAGCTGGCGCTCCTTATCGAGCTGCTTGAGGTCATGTACGAATACACCGCCGTAATACAGCTTGCTGTCGTCAACCCACGCAAGCTGTTCTTTTGCAAGCAAGCCCTGCGGCTTTATAAGCTGCGCGTCGAGCTGTGCTCTCCTGCTGCGAGGACTCATAAGCGGCACGAAGTCGCCGGTGAGATTTTTCATGTCGAAAAATTCGTAATCGCCGTTTACAAGATTATGATTGTACCCGTAAAAGCGGGTCTGAATGTCTCTTGACTTGCTCATCTGCTCCCTCCGTCCAGCGGACTATAAGCAACATCACGCCGCTTGCCGTCGCCGAACACATCAATTGTCTCCATGATCGGCTTATGCTCTCTGATATATGAGCCCGCAAACTCCTGATACAGTTTATTAAACAGCGTAAGACTGCTGCCGTATCTCTCATAGTCCTGATTGTATTGGTCGATTTGAGCGTGCAGATAAAGCACATACATCTCATCATACGGCGGCGGAGCAAGCAGCTCGGTGTCGGGATCTGTCGCTGCGCCGTATCCTGCAAACACAAGATCCTTGCCGGCCTCGCTCTTTCTTATGATGTTCTCGGCTATGAGCCGGTCAAGGTTACTGAGCCATTCGATTTTTATATCTTCATCGTAATTGTTGTTGGGCTTCGTCTTGTCGCACTGCGCTGTAGCCTCTCTTATCTTCATATCGTGCCTCCTTAATAGAAAAAGCCCGGAGCGGCAATTACCGCCCCGGGCAAATGCCCTCGTCAGAATTTCGTCGGGTCGTATCTGTGAGATTCGACATGCCTGAAGGCAGCACGCTTCTGCATCTGTGCCAGAAGCACCGCTTCGGCTACATCAGGCGGCACATCAACCGTCTTGCCTGTCTGCACGAGGCAATTGCGCTGATCCGTGCTTACATACCTTTCGGTATCGTCCCTGCTGTTTTTCTCGATAAAGACCGATTCCTTCTGCTCTTCCTTTTTTGTCTTAGCTGCCATGGTCTGCCTCCTTAATTGGCGTCCGCTGCGTTAGAGAAGCTCGAGCCGCTCTCGTTGCGGATCATATATTCGTCGTGCAGGATCTCTGCGCCCTTGAAGCTCTTCCAACCGATGGTGCAGCGTTGATTGAGCGGATCGTTGCCTGCGCCGAGAGGCTTGGCAATGATCTCCGTGCCCTTGCCGCCGAGATCGACAACGCCATATGTACCGCCGCCGCCCATATAAAGGGTGCTGAATACCGCGCAGTTATCCTTGCCGCCCTCGCCGGGGTATATCTTGGTTGCTGCACTGATCTCGGTTTCAATCTGACCCGTGAGCACAATGGTGCTTGCGGTGTTGCTGGCGATCTGGTATCTCTTACCGGTGCCCGCAGGGGTTATCCAGCGACCGACAAGCTCGGGATCGCTTGCCTTGAGAGTGTCACTGACGGTGATAGTCGTCACGCCGCCGGTGCTCGTAGACGCGCTTGCGTTGAGAGACTCAACATGGCTGCCGTCGCCGAGCGGGAACTTATCG